AAAATACTCATTCTTTCGCTTAATTCATGCAACTTACCACTATAAACCTCTAACTCTTGGTTCATTTCAACCAATTGTTTTGATACTAAATCTACTTTAGTATTGTGTGCAGTTACTTCTTTGTTGTGTTGCTCTGCTTCAACAATTTTACGTTTAACAGATGCAATTGAACTTTGTAATTGTGTAAATTGCTGTTGTAGTGTTTGCTTGTCTAGTAATACATCTGGTAAGTCTGTATCAATTAGTGTATGATACTTTTCCCAGTCTTCTTGTGCTTTTTGTGCTTCCTGCCACGCAGTTTTTTGCTGCTTAATTTGAACTATCTTTTGAGTATAGCTCATAGTTTCTACAGCAGCTATTTCAGCTTCTTCAGTTTTTTCATTAATTAACTCAGATACTTTTTCTTCGTCAATATCTGATAGACAAGTAGGACACGTTCCGTGCAGTGCTTTCATTTTTAAAACAAAAGATTGAGCATCGCTTACTGTTTTAGATAACTTTGCTACTTCTGCTTGATAAGCTTCTATGCCTTGTTCAGGTTTATCAGGAATTGGTAATAACTTAATTTTACTTTGCAATTGCTTGTAAGTATTATTTTGACTAATTTTTTTATTGGTTGATTCAATACTGTTTATACTAGATTCTAGAGCCGAGGCTTCTGTTATTAATTCTGTATCTAGTTCAGGAGTTGCAACTGTTTCTTTTAAGGTTAGATCAGTCTTTTCGTACTTGTTTAACCAACTTGAAACAGTATTTACTTGAGACTGTACTGCTGTAATATCTTTAGTAAGTTGTGCACTTACTTCTTTGAATACTTCGGCGGCTTTGGTATATTTGCCTAAATTTAAAATCTCAATCAAAAACTTTTTACGAGCAGTATCAGGAGCTGTTAAAAACTCAAGGCTGCTAGCATTTGACTGATAGACAATTTGTGCAAAACTCTTGTGATCAAATCCTAATATGTCTTCAATCATCTTATAAGTAGCCGTTGCTGTGTGAGCACTAATATCTACAGTATCTTTAAATAGCTTAACAGTTTGTGCAGTACCACGACTAGACTTAATTGTGTAGTCTGTGCCATCACGGTTAAAGTCTAATTCAATTGTGTACGACTTATCTTTAACATAGCGATTAAGAATATCTGCCTTTTTAATACCTTTAGAGTTCTTATTAAATAATACTTCTTCTAGGATAAGGGCTATAGAGCTTTTACCATGCCCATTACGGCCCACTAATTGTGTAAGTGGGGCAGCAACAAAATCGATTTTATTATCTTTTCCGTAGCTAAAGGCGTTAGCCCATCGTAGTTGTTTTATAGTTATCATTTACGGCTAATCTCTTTTTTAGTTCTGGTAAGCCACCAACATATTCACCATCAAGGAAAATCTGTGGAACGCTGCGAGCGTTAGGCACTTTTTCAATTAAATCTTTTTTTGTATATGTGCCTGCACCAATCATACACTCAGTATATTCAATAGCATATGATGTTAACAAGCGTTTTGCTTCTTGACAAGCTGGACAGTTAGTTTGTGACCAAACCTCTGCTTTATTCCGATTCAATTTTGTCTGCATAATTTTGAAACTCCTTTAATACACGTTCAACAGTATCTTCAGGCAATTCTAGTATATATGCAAGATACTCACGTACTTCTTCACTCATAGACATTTCTTTGTCTAGGATCAATGCGCTGTCCGTATCGCGCTTAATTACTTTGCGATCAATTAGGTCGCTGTCTTCCAGCTCACCAAGTTCTTGCATATCGCCCTCAACTTGGTAAATTGTGTGGTCATAGTCTGTTGGCGGTTTAGGGTCGTGCACAGCTACTGTCTTACGAATAAGTTGTGGTAGTTGTAGCTTACGCCACTCATGTTCTAGACTTGTGGTATCCAATATAACCACACCAGTATCCACATTATGACGATGAAAACTAGTAGTAACGGGACTGCCAGGATAGACAATATTTTTCTGACAGTTTTCATAGCTGTGTAAGTCACCTGCTAAAACAACATCGTAACTAGCAAATAACTCTAGATCCATTTCGGGCTTTACGTGTGGAGGAATCTCTCCACGAACGTGTGTAAAGCAAATGTTTCCACGAATTTGGAAAGGATTCTTTTCAAATTCTTTCAATTTATTATATGGTATAAAGTCCATATTTTCCACCTTACAGTAGTCATCAATAATTTCTACTAGTGGATTTAGGCGATTGGTAACTTGCTTTAGATTTGTTAAAAATGTTGTGTCTTTTTTAACAGCTTCGTGGTTACCTGCATAAATAATTGTAGGAATTTTACAATGATTGATTAAATCAAAATAAGTTTCTAATTCTTCCATATTAGGAAGTTTGTCAAAAACATCTCCGCCTACAACAAATAATTCACACTCTGATTGCAATGTTTCTAGTTGCTGCCAAAGCATATCAAACCTATTTTTAGCCCACGCTACAGGAACGTTTTTCTGACCCAATTTAATATGTACGTCAGCTGTAAATAATACTTTCATGTTGTCCTTGAGACAGAAAAGCCCGCTAAGCATTTCGTTTAGCGGGCTTAAGTTTTTAACCTAGTTCTTTGACTGCTTCTTGCTCTGAAGATTCGGCTTCGCCGTCTTCATCTTGCTGGGTTGTAATCTTATCCAACAAGGCTTTTACGTCTGCTTCCGTAGGACGAGGAAATTTCTCATCAATAGATTTAGCAGCGTCTGCTAAGGCACGCTCTTCAGGACTGAGTGCGCGAGCTTTGCAACGTAAAACTTGCAGGGTATACTCAACATTAAAAGGCAGGGGGCCTGTCTTTACACGCTTGAATACAACATCCCAACCTGTATCATAGTCAGTAGGGTCTCCTAAATCTTCAGCCGCTGTAACAATTTGCTCAAACAACTTCTTTTTCAAGTTAAGAGCAACAACTTTCTGCGACTTAGGGTCAATACAATTTACAGAATAACTCCAAGAGCATTTTGCTTCTGGATAATACTCAGTAACATGATCTTTTTCAATGTTATCGAACTTCTCCTTTTCACGACTAAACGCCAAACATTCAACTGGAATATCTTTGTTATTAGTGCCTTTCAGCCAATAAATGTATCGTGGAAGAACTCCGCCAATCAAGCGGACCGTATTTTCGCCATCTTTGTATTCGTAAGATTCGACTTTGTTTGATTGTGCTTTACCTTTGGTATTTTTAAAACTAAGTGCCATTTTTTATTTTTCCTCGTATTTGAAGTGAATTTTGTTTTCTGTTATTTTTAGTAGCGGATTTGATTTTATTGCGTTTAGGTCAATATCTGAATAAAAAGATAGGTCTAGATATGTATAACCGTAATGTTTATATATGGCGTAAGTTCTGCGCCCCGCTAACCTTATGTATTGTGCTTTATGTACAATATCTGTTGAGGTATCAGTAAATAAACGAGCAGGGTTTATTAGAAAACTATTGCCTTTTAAGTTAAAAATCGGTTTGATTTTACTGTATTGGTTTTTAGGAATAGATTTTCTAATAAAATGCAATCTTAAAGTTTCAACTAATTTTGTAGAGTCACACTGTGTTTCGGACTCAAGCAATGAAAGGTTGAAGAAAAGGGTCATATACTGAAACTTAATAATATTATACCATTTTGGATACAATTTGACAAGTGAAATTTTATCTAGGCTAATACTTGCCAGCCTTTGCGTAGATAAAGCCCTAACCTATCTGTATTTTGCTTTTTATCTGCATAACCAGCAAATTGAATGTCTACTATGATTGGATCTAGTTTACCCTCATGCATTCGCATAATTCTACCAGCAATTTGTTCTAGCAAGCTATCGTTTGACATAGGAACTGCTAAAATTACACAACTTAGGATGTTGATTGAAATTCCCTCTGAAAATATTTGCCTGCTTCCAGCAATGCACATTTTTTCTTTGGCAAGTATCTGTTCTTTTGCTCTTTGTCGATCTTCAAAACTGGTGTTCCCAGTAACCAACAAACACGTTTCACCAACATATTCTTTTACTTTCTCTAAGAATTCTACTCGATCTGCTATTACTAAAACGCTGTGCCCTTCGGCAACGTGCATTTTAGCAATGTCTGCAATAAATTGTCTGTACTTGTCGTCTTGCGTTAAATCAGTAATTTTATCTACCCAGGTTGCATTAGGTTTAAGTGTAATGCCACTTTTTACCATGTGAATGGTAGGCGGTATTGTATTTGATACTGGTGGTTTTAATACTACAGTACCAAAGTAATCTTTGAATAGTATATGTTTACCATCTTTGCGTATCATTGTACCGCTTAAAGCAATCCGATATCTAGCGTGAAAAGCGTCAACTGTTGATGCAAATGTAGTAGCAGGGCAGTGGTGTGCTTCATCTAGGATAACTGTACCAAACTCTTTAGCTAAGGTTGCTGTATGTTTTACTAGAGTCTGTATGTTTGCTACTGTGATAAAGTGATCTTCGTAATCTAAATCACCTCCACCTATAAGGCCACACTCACAACCAAAGAGTGTTTCTATTTCTTCTACCCACTGATCTCGCAGTGCAGCAGTATGTGTGATGACTAAAGTTTTTTGCCCAAACTTACGAGCAAGGTGCAATGCCGTAAAAGTCTTACCCCAACCAGGCAGCGCATTGATAAAGCAAGTATCACTAACTTCATCATAGATTTTTTGCTGATCTTCGTATAGCTCAAATTTAGGGACAGGAAATGGAACAGGAACTAAAACTCGTTTGTCTATTATTTCATAATCGTTTGGTACTAGATCCATTCGGCCTTGCGGAATAGAGAGTATACCCTTGATTAGTGATTTGTAGTTCTTGATAGTTTCAACACTAGCAAACTTCTTTGACCCAGTATCTTTGTGTATTTTATATGTAAGCGACTTAATTATGTGCTTAGTATGCTCTACACCTGGATTATCCAAATAAATGCGATTAGAGATTACTGCTTTAGCCATTATACCAGTCTCCAAGTATCTTTTTGTGGTGTTTCGTAGTAACCATATAATAAATAGCTGTTGTCCATGTATAACACACCTGCATATTGGTGGTAGCTTTCAGGCTGTATCATAGTTTTGAATCGATGAGACACACCTTCTAGTTCTAAAACACAACCTATACCATCTGCAGGTAACACTTTAGTGATCTTCTTTGTTGTCAGTTTGGCGCGCGTAGATTTTTTATGTTGAAAAACCTGCCCGTGGCTATCAATAAACCACGTTGTTGATTTTGCTAACTTAATAATATCTACAAGAAAGTATACTGCTGAACTTATAGGAAACAACGTTGCCTTGCCTTGCAAAGCGAGCCTACGTAAACCTAGAGTGGGTTTATCAATAGACTTATCGTCTACAAACCTATAGTTTGTTGTGTGTTCAGCAGTATCCTTATCGCTATATTCTGATTTATAGTATACTATGCCCCCGTCTTCTTCAGGCTGCTTCTCACCCAGCCTGAACACGGGAAATACGATCTCCTGTAACTTCATAGTATCCTTCCCAGTCGCCAAAACTGTAGTCATTGCCAATATCTTGGTCAACACCAATAGGTGATCCAGGAATACCACAGCCCCAGTCATGCTGAGTGTTACGTTTTAGAATTTCACAATACTGTTCTACGTGTTCTTCTTTTACCAGTGCCACAATAGAGTCATGTACTAGCATAAAGATGTTGGCATCAATGCCTTTTGCTTTAATTTCGTCTGCTGTTCGCATCGCTCCAAGCAAGTTAACATCGCTGGCAAGACTTTGTACTTCGGCATTAATACCTGAACGAACTTCGTGAGCGGCAATGCCTTTATCTGAACTAAAGACGTTTGGCAATCTGCGTTTTCTACCAAAGAATGAGTATGTATATCCATTTTGCTCAATAAATGATTTGCGGGTATCTAACCACTGCTTTAGTTTGCTAAACTTTGTAAAGTATTGCTTAATATCTTGTCTAGCACGCTCAACTGGGTAATCTTCGCCAGTTGCTTTTGAAACAGTTTGAGATACTTTGTTAGCACCCGAGCCGTACAAAATACCAAAAGAGATAGCCTTAGCACTTTGACGTTTACCGCCATACTTCTTCTTAACTTCTTCAACAGGGCACTCTAAATCGAACACCATTTTAGCAATTGTTGAGTGAAAGTCACCGCCGCTAGAGAATACTTCTTGCAAGTTCTTGTCACCCGACAACACAGCTGCATAATACATCTCAGCTGTGGTCAAGTCTTGCGAAACGATCTTAAAACCCTCTGGAGCTTTGATGCAACCTTTGATAATAGGATTGTCGCGAGGTATTTGCTGAGCGTTGAACTTCCCAGAACTACTAAGCCTACCGCTAGTAGTAAATATAAGATTAAAATTTGTACGTATGCGAC